ACTGACGCAAAGAAGCGAGAGCCTGTACTTCGGTGATGTCTTCAATCATACGTGAAAACTCAAAGTGCTTGTTGATGTTGATCAGTACTTCAGACTCAACAGCGTTCTGAATAGTAACTGCAACACCCTCAGCTTTGGCGTGAGCCGCACCACGAGTTGGCTTAGGAACATGGATGGTGTCGCCTTTCTTACCAGTCATGCTCATTTTTTTAACGAGGTTAGCTAGAACAAGATTGCTCTTGTATGCAGCAATTACTTCGTCACTCCAGATTTCTGGAATAAATTTAGCAGCAGATGTGTTGTCTACTGCACCGCCCATTGCGGGATAAGTTGAATCAGTCATAATAAAAGTCCTATAATGAAATTAGTTTCGGACTCTCCCTTCAGCATATGCTTGCATGATTTCATCAGACAAAGACAAATACCTATCAGGATCATCCTGCATTAGTTTAATAATGTCTGAGCGTCTATAAACTTTGCGAGATGCTGTCTCACCACTTCCCTTTGCACCGCCTGTTGAGGCAGTCTTAACAGCTTCTTTCCTACTCGCTTTCTCCTGTGCTACAGTCTGACCAACAGCTTGTTGACGTTCCTTCCATAAACTGAAAAGCTCATCAGCGGCTTCATAGTCATACTGCGTATCCGCTTGTGCAAAGAGTTGAGTACGAATCTTTGATCCTTTAATCCAATCAACAAACTTACCATCTTGCAGAATCTCTTGCATGTCGGGATGACGTTGTAGCAAGTGAGACTGCGCTGTCTGTTGCTTGTACTGCTGTGTTTGTGCTTCAGCAGCTTTGATTGAAGGATGATTCTTAATCGCTCTCTCGACTGCCTTGTCGGGATCAGAGAAAAAGTCTATATCTTCTTCAGCTTCTTGTGGTGCTTGTGTTGTCGTGTCGAGTTGTGTCTGTATGTAGTCATCAACAACTTTACGTAGCTCCCCTACTTCACTGCTCTGTCGGCCTAATAACTTCTCAGCCTCTTGGTGCATCCGTACAATCTCAGCCGTTGACTTTCCTTTGTACTTGTCAGGGATTTCTTCTTGTTCTTGAGGAGTTTCCTGTAATTCAGGTTCCTCAGTTACTTGATCTACTACTTCTTCGTTGTTGTCTAGTTCTTCGTCTACTGGACGCTCGTCTATTAGTGTTGCCATTATTAAACTCCGTGATTTCTCATTATGGAGGTGTATTATGTAAGGATTCGGTTAGGAGTTAGCCTTACGCTCTTGTTGTAGCTTCTGCGCTCTATTCCTCTCCCACTGTCTAGTTGCACCTAAAAAATCACCAGACAGAGGGTCTAACTTGGAACGCACAGGACTTACAATTCTTTGTGCTATCTTGTCACAGTCTAAACACGGTATGTGTGTACATTCAGAATCAACTAGTCTTTCGTTGATGTGACCCTGATCACACTTAAAGTCAATCAGGATACGCATTACTCTGTAGCTTCTTCTTCTTGCGCGTCTTCTAGTTGTTGCTGTTCAGCCGTATCAAGCTGTGCTTCAAGATTAAGTAGATTAGCTATGATTGAAAGTTGGCCTTTACGGAAATGTAGGTCTTCCACATCTTTAGTTAATTCTACTGAGTTAATCATTACCGCATTAGAGTTCAGGTCTTCTAGCAGTTGTTTCCAACCTTCTGAACGAAACATATCTCTCATGTTGCGGTAATATAGTTCTAGCTTAGGGTCAATCATACTGTTTCTCCAATTAGGACAGTTGAGTTAATGTTAGTGTACCCTGTTATTATAACATAAAAGCATAAGAAAGTCAAGCATTATTTCTTATTTTTACTTGACTTCTGTGCAGTTTTGTTGTATATAGCGTCCCAATTGCTAGCAAACTTCTTTTGGTCTGTCTTTCTCTGGGAGCTACCTTTGCCACCGTGGGTCTGACCCTTCATCGTTTCTTACCCTTATGTAGGCCATGTTTAGCGTGTTGTTTACCCTTGGCAGTAGCTTCTCTTTTCTTCTTGTTAGCAGCCGCTAGCTTCTTCTTACCTGCTGCGGTTGATTTTAGTTTCTTTATAGTCTTGGAGGGTGCGTAGACTTCGCCTGTCTCTGATGACTTCTTACCGCTAGGTGTACGCCACTTCTGCTTAGTCCATTTTTTTAAAGACTTCTGTGATTCCTTTAGTGCCATTACTTATAGCCTCCACCCTTTGCCTTGTACTCCTTGGCTAACATCTGAGCTTTCCTAGCAGACCATTGACCTGCCTTACCACCCTTAGTACCTGCTTTGATTTTATTAAACAAGTTCTTCCGCATGGTAGGCTTAGTGTAGTTACCTGCTTTATTTACTGTAGACTTTTTAGTTGGCATACTACTTACCTTTCTTAACTGGCTTCTTCTTAGGCTTTGCCGCTGTCTTCTTCTTTGGTGGTCTTCCTACTTTACTACCGTATGTACCTTTACCGTATGGCATAATCTTCTCCTACATTAAAGTGTCGTATTTCTGCATTTATATGTACATATAACTGTACTACCACTTAGTTTTATCTGCCCAGTATGCCGCAGACATCTTACCTTTAGCTATGTTCTTACCGTGTCGAGCTTTGAAGGACTTACGCTTTGCCTTCATACGAGCAGATTCACCCGCCTTGGGTTTACCTGCTGTGCTTGCCCCCTGTTCTCCAAACCTAATGGTCTTAACTTTGTCACCTTCCTTTGCCACAACAACATGGCTTTTCTTCGGATGGTTAGGGGTACGCTTTGGTTTGTTATAACCACTTACTCCTGCCCTAGCTAGTCTTGGATCTTTTTTTACTGGCATTCTTTTCTGCTCCTGTATTATCAGCTAATTGTTTCTCAAGCTGTACAATCTTCTTAAATAGTTCCTCAAACTTTACATTTACTTGAGCTACTACGTTTTCTAAATCTCTTGTGCTTACCATTACTGTAGTCCTTGTGTTGGTTGAGGAGTTGCCTGATTAGCAACATTACCCTCCTTTACTGCTACTTCTCTTTCTTTCAGTAACTGCTCTGAAATCTTTAGACGCTTCTCAAACTCTTTGTCATCTGCGTCACCTGCCTTGAGGTTAGTGGTGGCCGCTTTGATGCGGTCAATCTCAAGCTCCTGTGGAATAGCTCCTGCCTCGACAGCCAACTTCTGCGCTCTAGCAGCAGACTCTTGCGCCTGTCCGTTAAGTGCAGCAGTCTGCGATGCTTGGAATGCCAACTGAGCTTGCTGTGCCGCCTGTGCCGCTTGCTGTGCTTCTGGGTTAGGCTGATTGGCTTGCTCAAGTGTAGCGATCAGTTCTTCACGGTTAGACAGGTTCATGTTGTCAATGATGGATGTCACTAGCTTAGGATACATAGGCTGATCTGGTGACATGGTTTGTAGCAACTGCACAAGCTGTGTTACTTCATACTCACGGGCAATGATGCCTAGTGAGCTAGAGGTGTGGAACTTGTAGTCAGCTACTGGGTATAGCTCAGGCTCAAACTGCATGTAACGCCATGCCGCCTTCTGTACAAATGGAATCAGGAAGGAGTCTTGAAAGTTAATCAGTGTACGCTTGTGACGCTTGATGATAGCACCTAGCGACATAGAGACACCTGCTGCTGTAGACTCTCCGTTGATAGACCCTGCAATACCTGCTGAGTCAATAGCACCTGTGGCAGTTTGTACCATAGTCTGTAGAGACTGTGCCTGTGCAAAGGTGATCTGGCTTACGTTACCAAAGTTAAATGGCTGTAGAACCTCAGCAGGGTTGCCGTTGGTTAGAATAGTTTTCCCCGGCTGTATGCTAGGCTTTGCACCTCTGGGCATACGTGATGCGTCCATAGCCATCATTGGGTGGATGGTTAGAGCAAGAGCATCAATCCTAGCGCGTAGTTCTGCGTCTAACGCCTTTTGACTGTTATAGCCTTTCTCACATACTCCTCTGCCCCAGAAGCGGCTAGGAACGACATCCCAAGGGAATGCGACAACAGGACGATCCTGCATCATGTAAGGGTTCTTCTCAGCCTTGAGCAGGATACCACCGTTAGCAATAACAACCATTGCCTCAGTGTAGTAGCTATCTTCCTCTTCCTCGCTAAACTCTACAACCTCCTCATCTACTGCTTCAGGGTCTTGCATAGCTTCCTTAAGCAGGTGC